TATATCTTTTTCTTTTCTCCATCTATAAGTTACAGGTCTTAAATCATTAATAAAACTTAAACCAGCTGTATCATCTTGTATGTCTTCTTTTAATCTTTGATCTGATGGTGCAGTAATTGAAGTTGCACCAAAAGCTATTCTTGAATCTAAGCTACCACACCCAAAGGTAAAAGCATTATTTATACTTGAAACATTATAACCCATAGCGATACTAGTATTTGTACCACCAGCATCAATATTAACAGATGGACCAATTAATATATTACAATTTCCTGTAGTTAAATCACGACCTGCTCTATAACCCAAAGTTACATTGTTGTCTCCTGTTGTAATAGAACAACCAGCAGCGTAACCTGCAGCTGTATTTTCATTACCATCACCAGAAAGAGCACATAAAGACACATAACCAACTGATGTATTTTTACAGCCTGTTGTATTAGCTTTTAAAGCATTAGACCCAACTGCTGTATTTTCAGCACCTGTAGTACCAGCAGTTAAAGCATTCCAACCTAATCCTGTATTGTGATGTGCTGTTGTGTTAGCCTTTACAGCACCACATCCAACTGCCGTATTTTGACTACCTTCTGAATTAGTCTGTAGGGATAAAGCACCAAGAGCTGTATTTTCTGAACCTGTTGTAGTGTTACCCATACTTGCTCTACCCATTGCAACATTATTTGTTGCCGTAGTCATAGTACCACCAGCATTACAGCCAACTGCTGTATTACAGCCACCTTCTGTATTTGCAACTAAAGCGTTATAACCTACTGCTACATTTCCTGCTGCTGTTGTGTTACAAGATAAAGCTAACCTACCAACTGCTGTATTATTTGTGCCTGATGTATTTTCATATAAAGCTAAAGCACCAACTGCTGTATTACCTGTGTCTCCTGTAGCTGAACTATTTTGTAATGCTTGTTGTCCAATAGCAGTTGAATAACAACCTGTTGTGTTATCCATTAAAGTATTTCTACCAAGTGCATGATTGTAACAACCTGTTGTATTTGAAAGCATTACACATAAACCTATTGCTGTGTTATTTGCACCAGAACTATTATCTCTTAAAGAGAAAGAACCAACTGCTGTATTATTTGCACCTGTTGTATTATTTCTTAATGCTTCTCTACCGATTGCAACATTACAAGAACCCTCTGTGTTTTGACATAATGATAATGAACCTACTGATGTATTATAAAATCCTGTTGTGTCATCTTCTAATGCTTTTTGTCCAACAGCTGTATTTCCACCAGCACCAGATGTAATTGTACAAAGTGTATCTGAACCAAGAGCTGTATTACCATCTGCTGTAGTTTGAGTTTTTAAAGCATTGTTACCTACTGCCACATTACTTGTACCTGTAGTGTTTGTTGTTAAAGCTAAAGTACCTACAGCTGTATTATTATTTGCTGTAGTGTTAGCTACTAAAGCTTCTTGACCCATAGCTACATTAGAATCACCTGTATTAGTTTTAAGTGCATCTTTACCAACTGCCACATTGCATGAACCTGTAGTCAAAGTACATAAAGTTCTATGACCTACACCAATGTTGTTATCGCCTGTAGTAACATTTTCAAGTGATTGATTTCCTACTGCTGTATTTTGAATACCACCAGCTTCTACTGCTTCTAAAGCTTGATTTCCTAAAGCTACATTATTAGTTCCTGTTGGATAATTACCATCTAATTTTATTGTGCCACCATCAACAACAAAGTTTCCTGTAAGAGTTAATCCTCCACCTGGTGCTAAACTTACGCCTGACGGAACAACAACCGTGTCTCCTGAAGTTCCAAGAGTTAACGTTGTCCCTGATTGCGGGTCTATTTGATCAACTTCTAATTTACTCATTATACTATTACTAATGTACCTGTTACTGTTACAGTCCCTGGAAAAGTTACTGGACCTGCTAGAACAGCATTCTCAATAGTTTGATCACCATCAATAGTTGCTGCTTGATTTTTTATAAATTCATCGGGAGAAGTTTGCCCTCCGATATATTGGATTCCATTTATTATTGCCGTCATAATTCCTCCTACGAACTAATTGTATCAATATAAGAAAGAGTTACATCTAAGCTACTAGCTGTATCTGAAACTGCTTCTAGTGTATTAGTAGAATCTAAAACAATTTTAGCGCCACCTTGAATTAATTCAATTGCAGAATTTGGTGGTATACTAACTCCTTTTGCTAAAAAGTAATCAGCTCCGCCTTTTGCAATCTTAACATCCACAGCAATAGTTGATGTTAAAATATTACAACATCTAATACCAATTACTGCATCGTAGTTTCCACCTGCTAACAATGTAGTATCTGATGTTCCAATTGTTCTAACTAATACATTTCTAAAATCTTGTGCCATATTTTTTCCTATTTATAATGCGACCGCCATTGCTAATGCAAAACCAGCAGACGCTGCTCCTACGGGATTACCTGAACCATCCAGGTAAACCGATTTTTCAGCAGGCATTGTACAAAATACATTTAATGTGCTTGTACCACCTGAATTAAAATCAATTTGTGAAGTATTTCCTGCAGAGTTACTTAAAACTTCTGTTCTTTCTAAAGTAGTAGAACCCGAAAGAGTTCCTCTACCTACTTCAAAATTATTTGTGCCTTGTTCAAAGATAGCATAATAAGTTGTATTGGAAGTTCCAATACCACTATTAAATGTTATAAAACCAGTTACGGCCCCGGCTAATGTAATATTGCCCGTGCCTTGTGTTGTACTAGTTTCTTTTACTCTATCATTTATAACTAAAGCCATAAAATTTTTCCTTAACTCATACTAATAATTGCATTAGCAGGCGTAGACGGATCAGGGAACGTAATAGTAAAAGTACCATTAGTTGCTGTTTTGTCTCCACCAAAATCTAAAACCACTACTAATCTATTTGCTACACCATCAACTGTATCAGTATTATAAATAGCCGCATAAGCTGCAGTGAAAGTTGCACTACTGTAAGTAACATTAGCAAAATCAACTGAAGCAACTGCTGTACTAGAAGCGACTGCTTGTGAGCCTAAAGTTTTTACAGAATAATTAGAACTTCCTCCTGAACTTACTTCATTGTTAGTTGAATAAACTGAACTAGATGTTGTATAAGTAGAAGAAATAGATCCGGTATACAAAGAAATTTTAAAAGTGTTTCCTCCATTTGAAAAGTCATGTTGCGCAGAAAAAAGTGCACCTCTAAAACTAAATGGTATTATATTTGCCATATTTTTTTATCTCCTTAATTAACTTGATGGTGGTTTAACGTTAAGTTGAGCTCGAACTTCACCATCTTGATATTCGTCTCTGCGTCTGATACCGATTTGCTCGATAGCGTACGATTCAATTGCTTGTCTATAAGCCTGTTGATAGTATTGTAACATATCCTGCGGGCCTTTCAAGTATGCAAATGTATTTATCAGACAACCATATAAAAGTAAATCCTGATATTTGTTTGACAGATAAGTTCCGTTAGTAGATGCTGGAGCACTTGTTGGCTGTGTAGTATCTGTAATACTTATAGGCTCTTTATCATATGATATTGTAATTTCATAAGTTTTATCTGGTGTAGGTGCAACTACCCAAAATTCTTCGTCCCAATTAGCATAGTATTTAGGAATATCTACCGCAGATGTAGAAGGTGTAGAATAATATTCGGCCATAAAACTAGTATCTCTTTGTTCTAAATAGTATTGATTTCCGGCCTGATCTTTAAGTTGAACATATCTAATTGCTCTTAAATCACTTGGAATAGTTACATATCTATTTCCAATAATAGCATTTGAAGTTGCATAAAATACATTTTGATCGGTATCAATTTCTCTATATATTTTATTTTCTGCGTTTTTAATAATTGTGTCAAGAACTGAATCCGTTAAAACTTTTGGAGTTGTAACACCATTGTCTACCTCGGTATAATTTTTAATGTCTGTTTGTAAGTTTGCTAAAGTATATGCCATTATCCGTTTACTACCTCAAGAGTTACAGGTCCTGCTGAACAATTTGTTCCTCCACCTTCTATATTACCAGACGTTGCATTACTAGTACTAGTTATATGAAAATAATTTATTGGATTAGTTAAAGGATCAGATGTTGTTGCTCCGGTAATATTACCGGCAGAATCTATTTGACCTAGTGCAATTGTAAAACCATTAGCATTATTTAAATCACTTACATTGTCAAACGTAGGTATGGTTGCAAATTGTTGTAAGTTTGTGCGATCAGCAGGAATTGGAAAAACACCTCCTGGTCCAGCAGCAGTTACAATAGGTGCCCCTCTAAATCTTACGACGGAACCAGCTGCTCTTTGATGATCTTGTGAAAAAACATTTACATAAGTTACACCACCAGAAATAATAGATGTAAATGGATTGTTGTCTAAAAGTATTAAACTTGTTTTAGAAGATGGTTGTGGTCTTGGGTTATATAAAGCTTGAGGATCTGAACCTACGGGTTTTGGAGAAAGTTGTGGCTGCTTTGCTTCAAATTCTGAAGTGTGAACTAAAGATCCATTCCATTCTCTAACCATTTCAGAATATGGATATACCATTCCCGATCTGTCAGAAATTGCTAATGCGTGTTTACCGGAAGCATACTTACCCATTATACTCCATCTCCATAAAATGTTTGTGGTGAAATAAAAGTAGATGTGCCTTGATTATCTGCATCAAGTGCTCTTAACAATTCACTTTCATATCTTCTTTCTAACTCTTGACTCATTTCAGGTGAATATTTCATACTTAAGTAATAAGCTAAACCAGACATCATACAAGGATAAAATCTATTTACTACATCCGCAGTATTATTGTATGCACCTACATCTTGAATTTTAGATAAATAATAAAAACAAAATTGAAAATTACTTGGTGTAGTTGTACTTGATACACTTGAACTTGGTGTTGTATATAAAAATATACTTGGGTTTAATTTTCTTTCTACATAATATTGTGAAGGTGTACCTTTAGCTAATTTATTTGGTGTTTGTGAATATGTAGATCTATCTATTTTAGTTAATGCAATATCTTGAGTGTCTGTAGTTGTAGTATTATTTCTGTAGTATGCTTCTAATACATCACTAATATCACTTGGAAAATTTTCTGAATCTGATGCAAAATTATATTCTGCTTGTCCTTCAACTAAAGGAACTTTAGCTAGTTTTACTTTCCATAAATGAACACCTCTATTTCCCCATTCTTGAAACATAATGTTTAAAGAACGTCTAGCTGATCTTAATTGATAACCTGTTCTAGTTCCTCTAACACCAGTTCTTTCAAATGCTTCTTCTATAATATCATCTATTTGTGGATTAAATTCAGTTGTTTCAGAAGTAGGAGAAATAGTTTGAGCAGTATTACCCATACCAGATGTAGCTGTAGCTCCTGAATTATAATAAAATAATAAAGGTGCTCCGACTGTTCTTACAGGTGCAACATTAATTGTTGTCTTCGCTCCTGTAGCTCCTGGAGTTCCTGTGTGTGTAACTCCTGTTGTATATTCTGTTCCACCAGTTGTAAAAGTTCCATCTTTAGTTGTTGAAAAAGAAAATTTAAAATTAGTATTAGAACTATCAGAGGTATCAAATATAACAGTATCACCCTCTTGTAAAAATAATACAGGACTTACTTCTCCGTTAATAAAAAATTTATTAGCGGTTCCAAAAGCGTTAGTCCCCGATGCTACGGTTACTGTATAAGTTAGTGTAGCCACAATTTACTCCTACGTAAATGTTATAGTAACACCAGTTACGTTAGAGCTTAAATCTAAATAAACCCCTTCATCAAATAAAACTCCAGAACCTGGAACATAAAAATCTATTCCTTCAGTTCCAAATATAAAAGTAGCTATTGTAGTTCCACCAGATCCACCACTTTTAAATATAATAGATGAACTTGCTGCTGTTGCTGATGCTTGAATACCAGTTATTCTAGCTCTTTGTGTTGTAGGAACTAATTGTCCATCTGTTGTAGAATGGGCTACGAGTTGATCGCTTGAGTATGATGCCATTGTTTCTCCTTAAAATTTATATGTGGGGCCAAAGCCCCACACTAATTATTTATTATGCAAAGTTTGTGTTTTGCTGATATGTAACTGTGATTCTAACTTCACCTGCGTTTGTTGCTGCAGAATTAGTAAAGTTAAGTCTTTGATCAGAAGTTCCAATGTCTTCCCAAGCAAGAGCTCCACCCGCTTTTGTTGTTGGGTATTGTCTTCC